ACATAAGAAAGCAAGAATCAGCGATTTAATCAATGATTTAAAAAATATGGTTAGAAGTCCAAGCGATATGGGTAACTTAGGACCATTAATCAATTCACTAATAGATAGTTCAATTAGAAACGATGACCATTTGGTTAAGTTGGCAGCCATTGCAACTAAGATTGTGGCAGCTGATAAAAAGACTGAAGGACAAGAAGGATTCCTATCTCCATTTGAGAAAGAACAATTACTTAGAGATTTGGAAACTACTAAAGAAGAAGTTGAGAGAGTGGATGATTTAGAATTTGAAATGGAAGAACTAAAAAAGAAAATTAAATAATATGCAAAGCGCACAAACATCCGCAGCATCGGCAACTCAAACAGGACAAAATTCATCTGGAGCTAGTTTTGGTACGGTTTATAGAGTAATTTTAGATGAAAAAGACCCATTTTTAAAAAACAAACAAGATGCAATTGGTAATGAGGCATCTTATGTTGGTGCTATATTATATAGATTATCATCACAAGCTATGGCTGATGAGAATTCTTTACCAGTAGCATATCCATATGATAAAAATTTTAAAACAATACCATTACGAAATGAAACTGTAGAAATAATTAATTCAGGTACAGGGCAATCATTTTATAAAAGAATTACAGCAGAGATATCTCCAAATGCAATGGCTGATGAAAAATTCATATCAACAAATTTCCCAGCTCAAAAATTAGATAGTGATAGTTCTAAAGATTTATCAAAAGTTCAAGCAACTGGTATTGCAAAAACAAATGTAAATGCATCCGAAAAATATGATGGATTGGGTGCCTACTTTAAGAGAACTCCTGGTATTCATAAATTAAAATTATATGAAGGTGATACTATACTTGAAAGTAGATTTGGGCAATCGATAAGATTTAGTGGGTACAATAATCCTAAAAATGTTTTCTCACCAACAGTTATTATTAGAAATAATGAAAACGTTAAATCTTTAAAAAAGGTGGTAATGTTTCCATCGGAGGAAGATATAAATAGAGATGGTAGTATTATAGCATTGACATCAGACCAATATCAATTAGAATTTCAACCCGGTATTATTGATGATAAAGGTACAACTGATTTTACAACCAAACCGGAATCTTTTGATAACTACCCATCTAAACTAATAGGTGACCAAATACTTTTAAATTCTGGAAGAATAATTCTATCAGCAAAAAGTGGTGAAATGATATTTTATTCAAAAAAGAATTATGGATTTATTTCAGATGGTGGAATGTCAATTGATAATAAATTAGGAATTGATGTTACTGTAAGAGATAATATACATGTAATGACTAATGATAGAGATGTTGCATTTCAAACTGGAAAGGGACATATATTTTTAGGTAATGAAAATTTAGAAGCTATGGTTAAAGGCGAAACTTTAGTAGCTTTATTAGGTGAGTTGATTGATGCAATAGCAAATCAAAATTATCTAACCCCATCGGGCCCATCTAAAGTAGGACCTGAAAATCTTTCTAAATTTGCATCAATTAAATCTAAGTTGAATACTGTATTAAGTAAATTAAATCAAACATCATAGATTATGGCAGATATACGAGCAGCTTCAGCAAGTGCATTAGCTCAACAACAATTACAGGCCGCAGCAGAAGCTAAAGCTAAATCAATAGCCGAAGCAGAAGCTAAAGCTAAAGCATTGGCAGAAAAGAAGAAAAAAGAAAATGCAGATTTAGTAGCTAAAACAAATTCAAATCCAACTTTGAAAAAAGGAGATAAGAATGATAATGTAAAAGTATTACAAACAAAATTAAATCTAACAGCAGATGGTTCATTCGGAAATAAAACATACGAAGCTGTAAAAGCGTTTCAATCAAAAAATGGTTTAGTGGCTGATGGGGTTGTTGGTAAAGCAACGTGGGAAAAATTAAATGGTATTGCTGAAACAAAAAGAGTTTTAGATGCATTTCCTATTACAAAAGAAGTAGCAAGACCATCAATATTAGCAGTACCAACTACTTTAACTAAATTACCAGAAGTAAAATTACCACAAATACCGGTAAAACTGCCTGATATACCTGGTAGTGCATTTGGTGATACATTAACCGCAGGTGGCCAAGCTTTAGGTGCTGGTGTAACTGCGGGACTTGGTAGTTTAAAAGATTCAGCAGTTAGTACATTTAACGATACAAAGGATAAAGCAAAAGCAGCAGTTACTGGTATTAAAGATGCGGCAAAAAATTTACAAGATTCATTACCAAAGCAATTACCAAAAGTTGAAATACCTAAAATAGAATTACCAAAGATTCCTAAATTTAAAAAGAAAGAAATACCAGAACCAAATAAAGTTAAAAAGAAAAAATTAAAAGATAAGTTGGCTGCATTAAAAGCTCAAGCCGATTCCATAAAGCAACAGGCATTGGCAGCTAAAGAAAAAGCAGAAGAAGAAGCTGCAAAAGTTAAATTAGCTGCAAAGAACGCACAAAAGCAAGCAACTGATGCTATAAATAAAGCTAAAGGTTCAGTAACTCAATTAGCAAGTGCGGTAGCTGGACCACTTTCTCAAGCAGTAGCAATTGCAAACAATCCTCAAGCAGTATTACAAGCAAAAGCTGCACAAGCATTAGCAACTGCATCGGAAGCAGCATTAACTGGAGCAAAGGATAAATTTGATGCATCTAAATCAGCAATGTCTAATGCTAGAAAAGCAATGGAAGAAACATCCAAAACAACAGAAATAAAATATCCTGCTGGATTTTCTTATGAATATAGAGTGATTGATAAAAAACCAAGAATTACAATATACAAAGATGGGGTTAGAATTGATGGAGCATCATTTCCTAAAACATACGATGAAAGAAGCGTTACGTTAGAGATGATAGAAAGAAAGAAAACCACTTACCCTGATATTGTTAATATGAAAAGAATAAATTAATATAAAATATGTCTTGGCAAATATTCAAAGATAATATAGTAAGAATGTCTGATAACCCAGACGCTATACCTGATATAGATACTGTTGCTAAAACATATGCTAGAGAATATGATGCTGCTATTAAACGTGGTAAGGATACGATAGAAGGAGTTTCTTTACAAAAAGGAAATGTTGAAGCTATGACTCAATTATTCAAAGCAGCTCTTGAAAAAGGATTGACATCAACAGCTCCTTATGATTTAGTTGGTGAGATGGGTAAGGGTGTACTTGCATATTGGGCTGGTGCAACTATGAATAATTTCCCAACTCCAAAAACGCCAGCAACTGGGGCAGTTTCAAATATATCAACAACTTCAAATGTTGTTATAAGCCCCGGTCAATGGAATCCACCAATAGCACAACCCGCTTTAAGTTGGCCTGATGACCCAATTATGGACCCAACTCAGCAAGAAGCTGGCGATGATTCGCCTGTTAGAGAGCTTGAAGCAGTTGAAGCAATATTAGGACCAACTACTACTGATGCGTTGTTTGATATGGAATCAAGACAACCAAAAGATATTAAAATTGAAGAAACATCATTAATAGAAAACCCAGAAGAAATAACTATTGTAGATGCATCTGGTATTACTATTACTACGGAGGAAGCAAATAGAATAGAAGCTACAGGCGATGTGTATACTGGTGGACAAAGACCAAATCAAAATAATAATAATAACCAAAATAATAATAATAAGAATTGGGATGATGGAGATAAAGAACCTGTAAGAATTTATAAAGATGTTGGTAATATCGCAATGCCAACTCCACCTGGTTGGGCTAGATACGCTGTAGAACCAAAAAGAACGGAATATTGGGGTGGAAGAATAGCAGGACCAAATGGACAAGTACCATACGAAGCTTTACAAAAAATAGATGCACAAGGAGAATTACCAGGATATTTACATCCAGAAGCAGCAAAATTTTTTAATTTGCTTATGGCACAAAAAAAGAAAGATGGTATAAAGTTTAGCGTGACATCAACATACAGACCATATTCATATCAAGTAGCTGGTTGGAAAAAATCAGGAGGAAATGAAACTAAAAAAGGAGATGGAACAGCTGCAACTCCAGGATATTCTCCTCATGGTTGGGGTGTTGCGATTGATATTGGACAACTTGCGGTTTCGCAAGCAGCTTGGGCTAGCACCAATGGTTTTAAAAGTAGAGGGGCCCCAGCTGCAGCTGAAGCTATACGAAGTACACACCCAGTTTTTGCATGGTTGGCTAAATATGGGCCTAAGTATGGTTGGTACAATCCTGCTAGATTGGGACCTGGTGCAGGCGTTCAAGAAAGTTGGCATTGGGAATATTGGGGGTTTAATACATTAACAAAAGAAGAAAGACAAGCAGGTGGTGCATTGGTAGCACCAAGTGGTGGTGTAATACAAAGTACTAATAAACAAAAAGGAAGTGATAAATCAAACTCTACCGGCGCGTACATAACATATAATATGAATTTAGCAGGACCTGTTGCATTTGTATTTAGTGGTACACCTAGTAGTACTCTTGGTGCAAAATATATGGATACATTAATACCTGATAGTATAAAGAAAACAAAAAAATTAGTAATTTCGGATTGGGAAAATTTAAAACTAAATAAATTCTTAAAGGATTTTCCAAATGTTAAAATTAGTTCAATTAGTGGTTGGTCAAAAGCAGGTGAATTTATTATACCAAATATAGCATCTTATTTAAAGAGTGGATATTTTGTTGGATTGATGGACCCTTCTGTAACTCAAAAATTTACACAAAAAGAAAATGCAAATCTTAAAATGATTTATAAACCTACCAACTGGAGTACTTCAAATGGTATAGCGTTTGGTACAAATCTTGCATCCTTTGGAAAATCTATGGGAGCTAGTGCACAATTAACCAATTTAGGCCACTCTGCGATACCGGCAGAATTCTTTAAACAATTTGGAAATAGATTATAATATGGCAGCAATACAACCAACAAAAAATACGGGATTAATTGTAGATGAATTTATAAGATATGCAAATCAGCATCTTTTAACTGTAAAAGGAATGATAACAACTGTTTCAACATATGCCGGTCCATCAACGGCACCTGGAGTTGTTATGTGGAATGGGTATCAAGTAGCTGGAGCTAAAAGTAGTAGGGATGGTGCTTCTACAACAGCTAGTGATATTTTTATAGGAGAAAATGCAAATCCAAATAATACACCATTAACTGAAGCACAATATTTGGCAGCAGAAGAATCTTTAGCTGGTAGTACAGAAGAAGACCCAATTACTGGTAGCCAACAATTAGCAGCTGGGTTATCTATATCTGAAACAATACCTCCACCAAACCCAGCTGCATTGGAAGAAACTGAAAAAGAAATTACGGAAGTGGTTAATGAAAGTGTAATTCAAGCTAAAGAACAATTAAAAAAAGAAGGAGCAAAAGAGCTTATAGAAGAAACACCTGTAAAATTACCAAAAATACCAAATTATAAAACAAAAGTAAAAATACCAGATGAATTGGTAGTTGCTATGAGAAAATGGGGTGTAGGTAAGACTCCAGAAGATAGAGCTCATTTTTTAGGACAATGTGACCATGAAACCGGCGGATTTAGTTTAACTGCAGAAAATTTAAGAGGGTATGCCGGTACTACTGCTGCTAATATTAGAAGAATATTTAAAGGTAGAGTAGCAAAATACAGTGATGCTGAAATAGATGTATTAAAGAAAGATGAATATAAATGGGGAGATATAGTATATGGACCTGAAACTAAAAAAGGCCAAGAATTAGGAAATACATCTGTTGGTGACGGTTCAAAATACAAAGGTAGAGGATGGATACAAATCACAGGTAAAGTAAATTATATTGGATTTACTAAAGCAGATACACCTAAAAGGGATTATGTTGCAAACCCACAAGTAGTAGAACAAAGAATGTCTGCATCAGATGCATCTTGCTGGTTTTGGAAAATGAGACAATTTACTAGACATTCAAACGTAGTAACATTACATGCATGTGGTGAGGTTAGTTATAGAGTTAATGGTAGTAGAGATACTGTAGCTGATAGATGGAAAAAAACTTCAAAATATTGGACAGAACTACAAAGAGACCCTACACTTTGGAGCTAAAAATCAAAAATACTTAATTGAAATATTTATAAACATAACAAACAATATATGAACACAGATAAATTATTAAAAGCTATCCAAATCCTTATAAAAGAGGAATTGAAGGAGCAATTACCTGCGTTAATCAAAGAATCCGTACAAAAGGAAGTAAAACGATTATTAAGTGAAGGTAAACAACCAGTACAACCTAAAAATACTGGATTATCAATGGCTAAAGCTATGATGGAGGATGAAGTTATTGAAGAATCAGTAGCACCAAAGGTAGCACCTACAAAGCAATTTAGCAAAAACCCAATGATTAACCAAATTCTAAATGAAACCGCAATGGCACCCGCAAGTGGTGATGGTGGATTCAGAACAATGAATTTTGGACAAGGTGATATGGGTTCAATTGTAGGTAGAACTGCAATAGCTGAAAAAATGGGTTATGGTGATTTAGCAAAAGGACCTTCACCAACTGGATTAGGTGTTCAAACTGGAGTGCCTGAATTAGATAAAGCTTTGAATAGAGATTATTCGGAACTTGTAAAAAGATTTAAAAAGAAATAATGGCAATTGTATTAGGGCAGAGGCTCGTTCAAGACACTAAGAAGTATGAAGACCATGCAATAGGTATAACTTTACCTATTCAAATAGGTAATACTGCTTTTAATCAGTCTTTCACAACGTATGAGCAAGCTAAATCTAATATAAAAAATTTATTACTTACAAAAAAAGGTGAAAGGGTAATGCAACCTAATTTTGGTAGTGGACTTCAAGAATTGCTATTTGATTTTAATGATGATACTCTCTCTGAAAAAATTGAAGAAACTATAACAACTGCTTTGGAAAATTGGTTACCTTATGTAGTTGTTCAGCAAATAAATGTAAATCAATCAAACGATAATAAAGATAGAAATACAGTAGGTATTACGATATCATTTAATGTAAGGAATAGTCCTGAATTAAACACAGTATCATTTAAAATTTGATAATTAAAAAAAATGGGATTAACTATTACAAATAAAAACTTTAAAAACAAAGGCAAAGATGTAAAATATCTTGGTAAGGACTTTGTTGGATTTAGAGATAACTTAATTGAATTTTCTAAAACATATTTTCCTAAAACATATTCTGATTTTAATGAATCATCTCCTGGTATGATGTTTATTGAAATGGCATCTTATATTGGAGATTCTTTATCATATTACATAGATGATACATTAAAAGAATCTATGATGTCTTACGCAGAAGATATAAAAAGTGTAATAGCATTATCACAATATTTAGGATATAAACCAAAGGTAACAGCGCCAGCAGTAACAACATTAAGTGTCTATCAATTAGTTCCTTCTATTGGAAGTGGTGGAGATAATAGACCAGATGAAAAATATTATTTAAAAATAAAAGAAGGATTACTTTCTCGTTCAGCAAAAGATAATGTTGTATTTAGAACGGCAGATGTTGTAGATTTTTCAGAACCACAAGGTAGAGAAGTAAGTGTATATCAAAGAGAAGCTGTTACAGGAGAACCATTATTTTATTTGGTTAAAAAATATGTAAAGGCAATATCTGCAGAATTAAAAGAAGAAACATTTGATTTTGATGCATATGAACCATTTCAAAAAATAACACTACAAAATACAAATGTAATCGATATATACGATGTTAGGGATACTAATAATAACAAATGGTATGAAGTTCCATATTTGGCACAAGAAATGATATTCATTGACCAACCAAATACTGAAGCTAATGACCAAGAATTATATCAATTTAAATCAACTGTACCTTATATTTTAAAAACAATTAAAACTCCAAAAAGATTTGTGGTTAAGGTAAATGATGATAGTACAACATCTATACAATTTGGAGCTGGTGATTCATCTGCTAGTGATGAGCAATTAATTCCAAACCTTAAAAATGTTGGATTGGGATTACCAAACTCTATTAGTAGATTAGAAGAATCATTTGACCCAACAAACTTTTTAAAAACAAAAACATACGGAACATCACCATCAATGACAACTATAACTGTAAAGTATTTAGTTGGTGGTGGAGTTAATTCAAATATATCATCGGGTCAATTGACTAGAATCGAAGGAATTGAATTTGAAGAAGATACACAACGATTAAATAATGTTGAATTGGCTATTATGAGTGCAACTCAACGTTCTGTAGCTATCGATAATGAAGTACCTGCAACTGGTGGTAGAGGTGGTGAATCTTTGGAAGAAATTAGACAAAACGCATTGGCAAATTTTGGAGCACAAAATAGAGCAGTAACGGCAAAGGATTATCAGATAAGAACAATATCAATGCCAACAAAATATGGAGCAGTTGCAAAATCATACGCTGTTGCTGATGGTACTTTGGATAATAACTCACCATCATCTATATTAGCATCTCCAAATAATTTGCAAGAATTTACTGATTTAGTGATGAGTTTTGTAAATATGCCTGATAACGAAGAACCAACTAGGGCTAGTATATCATCTGATATTACAAAATTTTTAATTGGTAAAACTTCTAATGAAACTGAAAAAAATAATCCATTTGCAATTAATTTATATTTGCTTGGATATGATTTAAACGGAAGATTAACTAATTTAAATAAAGCAGTTAAAGAAAATATAAAAACATATATGGGTGAGTTTAAAATGCTTACTGATGGTGTTAATATTAGTGATGGATTTATTATAAACATCGCATTAGATTTTGAAATAACTGCATATCAAAATTATAATAAAAGTGAAGTATTAGCAAAATGTATTTCTGAATTAAAAGATTACTTTAATGTTGATAATTGGCAATTCAATCAAACAATAAATTTGAGTGAAGTTGAATTATTAATAGCAAACGTAGAAGGGGTTGCATCCGTACCATTTTTTAAAGTAGAAAATAAATGTGGAGCACCATATTCTTCAAATTCATATAATATAGAATCGGCAACTAAGGGAAAGATTGTATATCCTTCATTAGACCCATCTATATTTGAAATAAAGTTTCCAGATTCAGACATTAAAGGTAGAGTAAGATAATGGCATACTATTTTTTAACAGCATCAAAAGATGCATCGGTTTATTTACAGCAGCCAAATCAAAATACTGGTTTGGATGAAATCTTAGAGATAAGTAAAATCTATTATGGTAATGTAAAGGATGTATCAAGAGCATTATTAAAATTTGATGTTGGATTTCTATCCGCATCATTGACGTCTGGAACTATTAAAATGCAAAGTGCAGATTTAGTATTAAAAGAAACTCAAAGTGAAGAAATTCCATTAGAATATACTTTATACGCATACCCTATTAGTGGAAGTTGGCAAATGGGTAAAGGTACTCGTTTTGATAATATTTCAACTGCTGGTGTAACTTGGAATTATAGAGAAGGAGATAGTAAGTTGGATTGGTTACAAAACGGATTAAATTTAGGAACTGATGCAAATCCAAATAATGGTACTGGTGGTACTTGGTGGACAGCAAATTCAGCAAATCAATCATTTAATTATCAAACGGCCGATATCCAAATGGATATTAAAAATATTTTAAAATCTTGGATGAGTGGTTCTGATGTAAATGGTGGTATTCCAAATGATGGTATTTTAATAAAACATTCCGATAGTGTTGAAAACGATACACAAGACTATGGTATAGTAAGAGTATTTAGTAAAGAAACAAATACAATATATCAACCAAAAGTTAGAATAGGTTGGGATGACCAATTATTTGTAACGGCTTCATTATCTCCATTAACCGCAACGGATATCAAAGTTGGTGTAACTAATTTTAAAAAAGAATATAAACTTGGAACTGCTCCAACTATAAGAATATTTGGAAGAGAATTGTATCCGTTAAAAACATTTACAGATACGTTTGCATATAATAATATAAAATATTTACCACAAACAACTTATTATCAAATAAAAGATTACGCATCCGATGATATT